CCAGGTAGCGGTCGAAGTCCGGCACACCTTGCTCGTTCATGAGGCTGTCGCACAGCGCCACGTCGTCGTAGTCACCAGCCGGGGTGGTGGTGGTCACAACGAGCGTGCCCTGGTTAGCGGCAACGTCAAGGACGGCGGTGTTGATGTCGGAAGCGAGCTTCTGACGTGCTGCCGTGCCGAGGCGACCCTCTTGGAGGGCGTCACGCAGTTCCAGCGTGGTCATCGTCCAGGGGACCGCCTTGCTGTAGCCCAGGGTAGCGGGCACAGAAAGCTGGGTCATATCCTGGTAGGAGCCAGCGATGGAGCTACCAGCGGTAGCGTTGATGGACTGAGCGATGTAGGGCATCGGACGCCAGATGGTGTCGCGTGCGCGCTCCATCATTGCGGAGTCAGTGTTATACACGCTCACGTTACGGGAAAGGATCAGGGCATCGTTGAAGCCTTCGAGGATGTCCTCAAACGCAACGCGCTCTTCCTTGGAAAACGAGTTAGCCATGATGGCCTCCTAAAGTTATTTGCTTGCCTTGAGCTGTTTCTTGTAGCGCATGACCTTGGAATAATCCCCGGTCTTCTCCGCTTCAGCTCTCAGCCGTTCAAGGGTTGAGTCCACCGAACCCGATACACGGCCTGTTGCTTTGACCGTCTTCTCGGGCGGCGGTGCCGACTTCTTCGTTGCAATCTTCAATTTGCTCTCCAATTTGCTGATCGCAAACGCGAAGTCAATGGGGTCATCAATCTGAGCAAGCTCCTGCGCCTTCTTTGGGTTCTTCCCTAGGGCATAGACCACGAACTCAGGGTTCTCCGCGCCTTTGACGATGATGCCTTGCTGCGTGACGTTGAGGATGTCCTTAACGGTGTCCTCCGCGTCATCGAAGTCCTTAGCCTTCATCGCCTCCTTGCGGCGAAAATACTCCTGCTGCTTCTCGGCCCAGGCCTGTTCAATGGCCTGCTGCTGACGTTGGGCAGTCTCCTGCTCCGCGTCATGCCTACGCTTCCTGTCAAACCAGTCCGCGAGAGCCTTCTCGTATTTATCCGTGTCGTAGTCGTAGACCTCAAGGGTGGGCTTAGGCCCTAGCGGCTGGGCACGTTGGCCCTGGCTCCGCATCTGCTCAAGTTCTTGTTCTAGCTCACGGTTCCTACGCTTCTGCTCTCGGTGCTGCTTGCGCAGGTCGCGCACCCATTCCGGTGCTGCTTCCTCTGGGGCTGGCGACTCCCCGTCAATCGATACGATTAGATCGTCTTCAGACTCTTCAGACTCTTCGGCCTCGGCTTCTACCGGCTCCGACGGCTCGTCCGACGGTTCTGAGTCATCGTCGAGCTGTAGCTCTTCGACTTCTTCATCCCCGGCTTCGCTGAGCACATTTTCTTCGTCTTCATAGACTTCTTCCTCGATCTGTTCTGCCAAATCGTTCATTTCAAACCCCTTCAGACTCACCCATTGGACGGCTGGGCGGATGCCGTGAACACATATTATAAAAGCCTTGACGCTTATGCAATTAGGTTATAGGCGACCATTACCTAGCGGCGACGCGCTCTCTTCCTCTTGAGCTGGCGTCAATCCCTGCAATGCCTCAATCCCCTCGGGGAGCACAAATGGGAGGGCGCCCAAACCGAACATCGTCGTGGGAGATAGCATCTTCTCTCTTATGCTTTCTCCCTCTTTAGTCGGATCGTCTAGGCGATACACCTTAGACTCATACCCATCAACGGTCATAGTCTCCGGAAGATTGGTAAGCGGCGAAGCAGGCGCTGGCCCTATGGACTTATTGATCGCCGAAGGGATGTTTTGGTCGTACTGGACCTTTAAGCCTTCATCACCCCAGCGATCAACCTGCGCCTGACCTGGCGCAAAGCTGACGCCGTCGTATCCTTCCTCGGCAGCCTTTTTAAAGATGTACTTGATTGCGAGCTTATTCCAGGATTCCGTGTCTCCAACAAACGGACCCTCCGTTGGCTTGTTGCGCTGCTCTATTCCTTCGCGCCTTATATCGCCACCAGGGTCAGTCTTGTCTAAAGCAGCCTGAATCTTCGACACCAGCTCCGGGTCAATACCCTTAGACTCCAGGAATCTGCTTCGCTGGTCATATATGCGCTCAAGATATTCGTTCCATTCCGGCTTGCTTTTTATAGCCGCTCCACCGTCAGCATTCCGCGCAGGAAGGTCGCCCATTTTTTCTGCTGCACGAATCACTTGTGCGTCTAAATAAGTGCTGCCGTCCCGAAGGCGCCTCCGCGCCTCCATCTCGACCGCCTGCCGTGCAAGCTCTGGGTCGTTGTCCCAATTGCGAAGGACTCTTTCCCTTGTCCTTTCACTACCCCCAAATTCACCCATTGTCTCGCGGACGTATAGGTCCACTTTTTGTTCATCAGTGAGCTGATCCAGGAAGTCTTCCCTGAGGTTGGTTATAGCATTCCTCTCAGCTTCCAGGTTTGCGTTTTTCATTGTATTAAGGATGTCACCCGCCGCATCAAGCCCCCTCCTGCCGCCCCTCCGATAGTTCTCCAAGGCTATAGACAGGCGACGGACATTGCTTACAAAAGCGTCGTCAATGCCACTGTCGCTTACATAAAGGGCCGTTCTATCAATGGGCTCCAGAAGTGGCGCAACCTCCTCGAACAGCTCGTCCGATGCCGCCTCTGCCGCTCGCATTTTCTCTTCGGACTTAAAGCCTACTTGCCGACCCCGCTGAGCCCAATCCGACTGAAGCTCCTCCACATACAAGATCTTTTCGCCTGTCGGCAGCTCCCGATCTTTTGTCCGGACGTGGAAGATGTTGTTTGTGTCGTCAGGGAAGTGGACGTTTTCCGTGAACCTCGTCTCTCCATCGCTTGGCATGGATAGCCGTATTTCTTGATAGTTATCGCCACCTTCTAGGGTATGTTCACCCCATTTGGTGTCCCCCTCCATCATGCTCCCAATTTCGTCATACTCGTTTGCTATTGCCTGAAGCTGGACCTGGGCTTCATCCGCACTAGTGATGTTAGCGTTTTCAATCCACTCTCGAATGCCGCTGGGGACAGAATCACGCTCTAAGCCATCAATGGCGTAACCCAAATCATCATTGCCCACCAACGTATAACTAAACGATGCCCCGGGTACATCGCCTGCGTTTTGTTGCTGACCGTTTTGGTCAGTGACGGTAAGCGAGATGCGTCGAATAGGGTCACTGTTGTAGTTCTCTTCAACCATTCCCCTAGCTTGATTGTAAATCTCCTGCTGTATTGAGTAAGGCAATTCGTCGAAATCTCTTACTCCCTCTGAATAACCTTTCACAAGCTCCCTAAGATTAGCCACCGAGTCAACGTCGTCGTTGCGAGCCGCATAACGTACTAGCCTATCGACATCGTCATCATCCATGACGAACCTTTCTGGCTCGTCAATCGCAAAGTATTTCGCTTCTTCATCGATATACTCTGCCCCATACGCCTGGTCGACACTCAGGTCTTCTTCGCCATAGTCGAACCGAAACTCTCCCTCAGAGGGGCCAGAGCTAATCTTCTCCTCCATCTGCAAACGGTTGCGGTCGATATGGTCTAGGATCTCTTGCTGGGTCACCCTGTCCTGGCTAAACAGCTTGTTCAAGCCAAGGGCAGCAATCTCCTCGTCCTTAACCCCTTGTTTTTTAAAGTATCGTCTAGTGTCATCGCCACGCCCTTTTGCCTGGGGCATATTCATGGCAACGTCTTCAGCCTTGCTGTACAGACCAATTTGATTGACCGGAGCGCGAACGCTCTGGGGAGGCCTTACGTTCTTGGCGATAACAGGCGGGATCGCGGCCATAGCCGCCATCGTGCCCTTGAGGCCTGGAATGAAGTTTAGCGGGTCTCCGAAGATCTCTGCGAAGGTAGCTAAGCCCGGTGACCCAGTAGCTTCCATCGTCGTCTGCCCGACAAACTCTGACGGGGCCGCAAGGGGTGACAACACCTCTCCCACCGCGCTGAGAGCTTGCTGGCCCTCTTGCGTGCGTGGGCGGTAGGTCAGGGCCTCTTGGATCTGTTCGACCCTCTGACCGGCTTCTAGGGGGCTTCCTGTGCGTGCTAGCGTGAAGAGCCCCTCAAGACCTGCCGGGACTGCCCCAGCAAGCCCCGTTCCCAGGGCTCCAGCCGCCTCCATCGCCCCGGTCACCTGGCGATCAAATGGGCTCTGAACGATGCCCGGCTGCTGACGGCGAGCCATCTGCCCACCACCGGAGAAAGGCTGAGCCGGTTGCGTCAGCCCAGCGATGTAGGAATCGATGAACTCTTTAACGCCCCTGGTCGCCACTCACTAGGCTCCTTATGTTCTTGGCCGTGTCAAGCCGTAGCCGCTCGTCGTCGTTATCGACCTTGCTGTACGTTTCAATCGTCTTCGCCTGCTTGTATTCGGCGTCAGCGATGGTCTCAATCACGTCAGCGCGGGCCTTCTGAGCCTTCGCCTGGGCCTCTTCAGCCGCCGCGGCCAGGAAGATGGCGTTGGGGTCCTGCTGCTGGCCAGCCATCTGCTGTGCCATCATCATCTGCTCGCGCTCTTCCTCGGTAGGCTCAACCGCACCCATCTGGACGAGCTGATTGCGGAAGAACTTGCGAACGTCACTCATGCCCTCGCCTTCCATATTCATCAGGCTTAGGGCAGACAGCACCTGCATGGTCTGCGGGTCTTTCGTAATAGCCATCATCCCGGTCAATGCGCGGACGGTCGAGGCACGCTTGGAGTCGCTGCTCGGGCCTACGTCAACGAAGACATCCATTTTCGCGTCGGATAAGTCATTCTCGTATACCACCTCGCCCACCTCGGAGAGGGTCGGGGTCATCAGCTCCACCGAGCCGATCTCAAGCTCCTCGGTCAGCGTCTTCATGCGACGCTTCTCTTCCGTGTAGACCTCCTGGGCCATCGAGAGCCAGACCTCACCGCAGCGCTGCATGGCCTTGGCGAAGTTGGACATGTAAATGAACGCCTGCTTATCCACGCGCTCCTGGATCAGCTCCACGGCCTTCCCAGACATCCCCGACACCATCTTGTCGGCCTCACCCTGCCCGCCAAGGATGTCGTTCATGTCGGCCTCTGTGGCCTGTAGGAGGCCAGCCAAGGCTTGGGGGATCTGCGGGGAGCGGGTGTAGGCCACCGGCCCAGCCGCCTGGGTCTCGCCATTCGGTCCCGTGATGGGATTTACCAGAAGGTAGGGGTAGTCCTTGAGGTTGTCCTCGGCCCACATCATTTGGTGCCCTGCTACCTGCTCGGGTAAGAGGATGGGCTTCTCAACAGAGCCTAGGGCAGAGACCTCCGCCAGCTTGGATAGCTGCATGTTCTTGAGGCGCTGAGCGTCCTTTGCCAGACGAACGTGGCCCATGCACCGCTCGACGTTGTCCACAACCCAGCGCTTGCCGTAGACCGGGATGATCGGGATGCACTTGCCAGCGATGTAGCCGAGATCCTCTAGGACCTTGCCACCGGACATCAGATACTTGTGGACTTTACGACGCTTAACGCGGCGCTGGCGGACCTCGATGGATCCAATGGCTGCCAGCTTGTTCTCTAGTTCGGGGTCGGCGTCGAAGTCAGCCTTACGGTACTTCTCTTCGGTCCCGTCGATGGCCTCAAAGATGCGGATCGTCTCCGTGACATCCTCAACTTTGTAGTATTCCGCAATGTAAACGACGTCTGGGGTACACCAGTCGAACTCGACCTGGGTGATCTCCTTCGGCCAGTCGGAGGGGTCGTCGTCGAACTCAGCGACATAGGATTCGCGGGTCATCGAATAGATCACGAAGCAGAACTTGGCGTCTGCCTTGTCCTGGCGTCGGGAGTTCAGGTCGAAGAAGACAGAGCTGTCCGCGTCGAAGATGGGCTCAATGCGGATGCGCTGGTGCTCGTTATCCTCGTCTTCCTCGTCCTCGTATTCAGTACGAAGGCGGAAGGCGCCAAAGCCACCACCCACAGCCTCCTCGAAGGCATTGTCGTAGGCCTCGTCGGCGCAGGAGTCGTGCTCGTCAGCCCGGAACAAACCGTCCAGAGTGTCCGCCAGCCCATCGTACTCAGGCTCCCGCGGCAGGTAGTCCACGGCAATGCGGTTGTTCCGGTACTCATTGATGATGCGAATCACGGAGAGGTGGATCTTGTTCACCTCAAAGCGGGGCTTGTTCTCGAATTGCTCTTCAAGCGGGCCTTCCCACTGAGCCCCGGCGATGCTGTAGAAGCGTCGGTCCTGGAGGCACTGAAGGCGCTCGTCCCTGATCGCGGACTGCGACTCGTCAAACTCCCGGAGTGCTTGCGCGTGGACGTCCGTCATGCGCTGCTCTTTCGTCATTCGTGCCATTGATCAGGCCCCACTGTAAAAGTCAAGCCATTATCTACCATCGGTTGATGGTGGGCAACGGCTCAACGTGTGTCGGCTTCGACGCCTTCTGCGTCCGCCTCACGCTCTCGCAGGCATAGCGCAGGGCATCGATCAGGTGGTTGTCTTTGTCCTCGAGGACGGGCAGCACAGCGTCTGTGAGCGCGTCCTTTTTGTACGAGTACATGGTGAGTTCGTCGATGGTGTGCTGGCACCTCGGGTGGACCACGATGTCGTAGCTCTTGAGCCACTCGACCCCCTCTTCCAGGCTCTTCGGACCCTTCACGGCTGCCATAATCTTCGGGAAGCCGTGCGACCTCATGTAGCTTATCGTCTCAGGTCTGGCGCTGTCAGCCACAATGGGCCACTTCTCTGCCTCGGGGATCTGGAAGAAGAGTTCGGGGGTGTTCACGATCTCACAGCCCACCATATACGCTTCATGGTCAACGTAGAGCGTCCTGCCCTCGATAAAGCACCGGATTAGCACCGTTGGGTCCGTAGCAAAGCCCCAGTCAGCACCGAAGC